TTTGCCATCAGGTATCCAGAAAGCAGTAAGCAGTAAACAGATCTTAAACCCCTCTCTTAACGCGGGCGCGAATGAAAATTCTGGTGTTGCTGGTTTACCAGAACAACCCGTTGCTCCGCGATACGTTGACGGTCTGGATGAACCCATCGGCAAATTCACGATGACAGCCGCCTGGTTGCCAAGCCGTGATTTCCGCCAGCGCGCAGCCACGTGGGGGGTAGCTTTGCCTGATCCAGATTACCTGCCGACGGAGCTCGCGGAGTTCGCATCGTACTGGGAGTCGGAGGGGAAGGTGTTCACCCAGGTCCAGTGGGAACAAAAATTCGCCCGGCACATCGTGCTGGTGAGATCGAAAAAACAACCGGAAACCGGAGGTAAGGCCAATGCAGGAGTTCGGGGAGAGCCTACAGCATCCAGAGCTGTTCAGCAGATTCAGTCAGCACACGCAGAGTGGAGACGTCGCAATGGACTTGATGGCAACGGAAACGGCATGGCGCCTGTGGCAGGTCATGGGGGAAGTATTCTCGAACCGGTGGACGCAGAAGAATGGGGCGGAACCTTCGCCGCTCTGGATAGCCCAGATCGGTTCGATGACTGAACAGCAAATCAGTCTGGTCTGCCAGCAGTGCATGGAGCGCTGCGCGGGTGGGAACACCTGGCCACCAGATCTCGCTGAGTTCGTGTCGCTCGTTTCGGAAAGTGGTGCGAACGCCTTCGGCCTGACCTCCGACAGTGTCATGGGGGAGTATCGCCGCTGGCGCAACGAGTCCTATCGGTATTCAGGACAGCGATAAATATCCGTGGTCGCAACCAGTGCTGTATCACATCTGCATTGAGATGCGCAGAACGGGCGTGGAGCGTCAGATGACCGAGGGGGAACTGAAAAAACTGGCAGAGAAGCTGTTAACAAAATGGAGTAAGCACGTCAGTAACGGCCTTTCGGTACCGCCGATTCGCCGCCAGCTTGCAGCACCGCAGCACCCGGCAGGGCCAACTCCGGCGCAGCTGCTGATGGAAGAGTACAAGCGCCGCAAAGCGGCAGGTTTAACCAACTAAGTCGAGTGATGACCAATGACCAAACCATTAACCCAGAAAGAGCAGGTTGCAGTTTTTGTGCGCTACCAACCGAACTGCGCCGTCGGCGACGTTTCCGAAGCGCTGGATATGTCAGGTGCAACAGCGGGCAAGCTGTTGCGCGAACTGAGTGACGACGGAGTGATAACCCGCTCCCGTAACAGCGTTCAGTACACATATGCGGCTGTACCACATGCCGATATTCCGGATGTGATCCTTCCGTGCATGGAGGAGAAAAGCGACCCGGTCAGGATGCAGGCTGCCGAGCAGAAGGCGAAGGCGCTGGAAGAAAAAGGGCTGTGGCGCCGCGCTGCAGCGGTGTATTCGGACATGTTCGGCATTGCCTGCAGCTCTGTGGAGGTTGCCAGGATTGCCAAACGCCGCAGAGAGTGCCTGCGCCAGGCGGGGAGGGCCTGACTGATGCCAAGACCAAAAACACACAGGGAACGTACCCTGTTCATCAGCTGGATTATCGAGATGGTGAAAAAGCATGGCCACGCTACGACCAATGATGTCGTCGCCATGTTCGGCCTGCACCGCACTACTGCCGAGAAATACATTCGGGCTGCTGTGAAGCAGGGCCATCTTATCCGTCACGGACGCTGCGGCGTCTTCCGCGACCAGCGGGCAGTTATTGACTTTGACATGGAGCGTTACACCCATCGTATGACGGCAAAATGAAACTAAAGCTTGAGGATTAACTATTACCAAGCCGCCCGGTAAGGATTTTTAGGGCGGCTATGAGCGAAGGGCGGACGTTGGACTTTGTAACCATACAAGGTAGAGTAAGGCGACCTTGCACGGCTGGTATAAAAAGCTGTTATCCCCATTGAACCCTCGTTTGCTCGAATGAACATAGACATTGGATAGGAAGAAAAGGAATGCAATTCATCACCCACGGCCCTGATATTCCGGATGAACTTTTGCAGGCACACGAGGAAGGCCGCGTGGTTTTCTTCTGCGGAGCAGGAATTTCCTACCCCGCCGATTTGCCGGGTTTCAAGGGTTTGGTGGAGCAGATTTATCGGCTGAACGGCACAATACTTTCTGAAATTGAGCGTGAGGCCTTCGAGCGCGGTCAGTTCGACGCCACTCTGGATCTGCTTGAACGGCGTTTGCCGGGGCAGCGTTTGGCCGTCCGTCGCGCGCTTGCAAAAGCCCTGAAGCCAAACCTCAGTCGCAGGGGGGCTACCGATACCCAGGCGGCGCTGTTGCGCTTAGCGCGTAGCCGCGAGGGTGCCGTACGATTGGTCACTACCAACTTTGACCGCATCTTTCATGTGGCAGCCAAACGCACGGACCAAGCATTCCAAGCCTATACAGCGCCGATGCTGCCTATACCGAAAAACAGCCGCTGGGATGGGCTGGTTTACCTGCATGGGCTGCTGCCAGAAAAGACGGACGATACCGCCCTGAATCGTCTTGTAGTCACCAGCGGGGACTTTGGCTTGGCCTACCTCACGGAGCGCTGGGCAGCCCGCTTCGTGAGCGAGTTGTTCCGCAACTACGTTGTCTGTTTCGTGGGCTACAGCATCAACGACCCGGTACTGCGCTACATGATGGATGCGCTGGCGGCCGATCGGATGCTCGGTGAGGTCACTCCTCAAGCATGGGCTCTGGGCGATTGTGAACCGGGGCAGGAGCACCGGAAAGCCATCGAGTGGGAAGCCAAAGGCGTCACACCTATCCTTTATACCGTACCGGCGGGTACCAATAACCATTCAGTGCTGCACCAAACATTGCACGCTTGGGCAGATACCTATCGCGACGGTGTACAAGGTAAAGAAGCCATTGTTGTCAAACATGCTCTTGCCCGTCCGCAGGACAGCTTACGGCAGGACGATTTCGTTGGCCGGATGCTATGGGCCTTGTCAGATAAATCAGGTTTACCGGCAAAACGCTTTGCGGACCTCAATCCCGCCCCACCGCTGGACTGGCTGTTGGAAGCCTTCTCGGACGAACGCTTTCAGTACACCGATCTGCCGCGCTTCCATGTGCCTCCGCACGTAGAGGTCGACACCAAACTTCGATTCAGCCTGATTCGGCGGCCTGCACCCTATGACCGTGCTCCGCAGATCCTTCTGGCCTCTGGCGGCGTCAGCGGTAGCCAGTGGGATAACGTGATGTTCCATATAGCCCGCTGGCTGGTTCGTTATCTGGACGATCCAAGACTGATCATCTGGATTGCAGAACGCGGCGGGCAAATACACGACCGTTGGGCGTTACTGATTGAGCGAGAACTGGAGCGCTTCGCGGCGCTGGAGCGAGATGGCAATACCTCCGAGCGGGATGATATTCTCTTGCATGCCCCCAAGGCCATTCCCGGTCCCCTGATGTCCACCTTGTGGCGGCTTCTTCTCAGTGGCCGAGTGAAGTCGCCATGGCGTGATCCCAACCTGTATCGCTGGCAAGGCCGCCTCAAGCGCGAGGGCTTGACCACCACATTGCGCCTGGAGTTACGCGAGTTACTTTCTCCCAAAGTGGTGTTGAAGAAGCCGTTTCGCTGGGGCGACGATGATTCGAGCAACACCGACGAGCTTTCACGAATCAAGCAATTGGTGGACTGGGAGTTGGTGCTGGCCGTCGATCATGTGCATTCAACGCTGCGCGACCTTGACGACGATCCATGGCAATCGGCTTTGCCGTACCTGTTGGAAGATTTCCAGCTGTTGTTGCGTGATGCACTGGACCTGTTGCGGGAGTTGGGCGAGGCAGACGACCGTAGCGACCGATCGCATTGGGATCTACCGTCCATCACTCCGCACTGGCAGAACCGGGGTTTCCGCGACTGGGTGAGCCTGATTGAATTACTTCGCGATGCATGGCTGGTAGTTCGCTCCAACGACAGCGCTCACGCTACGCACATAGCTCTGAGTTGGTTTGAATTGCCATACCCCACCTTCAAACGTCTGGCTCTGTTTGCCGCGAGCAAAGACGACTGCATATCGCCCGATCGGTGGGTCAATTGGTTGTTGGTGGAAGGAGCGTGGTGGCTGTGGTCCACAGATACCGGACGGGAGGTATTTAGGCTGTTTGTTTTGCAGGGGCGACATTTGGCAGGAACAGCACAAGACCGTCTGGAAGCAGCCATCTTGGCGGGACCTCCGCGCGAGATGTATAAGGATGACTTGGAACCAGAATACTGGCAATACTTGGTGGCACGCTCCGTCTGGCTACATCTGACCAAGCTCAGCACATCTGGCCTCGTTTTGGGTGCGCCTGCGGCGGCACGTTTGACGGAAATATCCTCTGCCTACCCAGAATGGCAGTTGGCAACCAACGATCGTGATGAGTTCTCTCATTGGATGAGCGGCACCGGTGACCCAGACTACGAGGACAGCCGAAATGTCGACATAGCGCCCCGTAAGCGGCAGGACCTGGTGCAATGGCTCGCAAAGCCGATGCCAGAACGGCGGCCTTTCTACGAAGACACGTGGCGTGACGTTTGCCGCACGCGCTTTTTTCACAGTTTGTCCGCGTTACGTGAGCTATCACAAGATGGTGTGTGGCCTGCGGGCCGGTGGCGTGAAGCTCTGCAAACTTGGGCTGAAGAAGGGAGGGCGTTGCGTTCTTGGCGGTACGCTGCACCGCTGGTGCAGACCATGCCTGATGCAGTACTTCAGGAGATTGACCACGCTGTCACTTGGTGGATGGAGGTGGCCTCCAAGTCCATCAGCCGTCACGAGGACATCCTGCTGAACCTTTGCAGCCGCGTCCTGACGCTGGAAAGAGACTCAGAGTCTCGCATTATCCGAAACGAAATCGAGACCAATGACCCTGTTGGGTCGTCGATCAACCATCCCATCGGGCATGTCACCCAAGCACTGATCAACCTGTGGTTCAAGCAGGACCCGAATGACAATGATCTGCTTCCTGCTGAGTTGAAGCCCATCTTCACTATACTGTGCGACGCGCAGGTAGATCGATTCCGCCATGGCCGGGTGCTGCTGGGTTCGCAGCTGATCGCATTCTTCCGCGTGGATCGCCCTTGGACCGAACAGCACCTGTTGCCCTTTTTTGACTGGAGCAACCCCGTCGAAGCAAAAGCCGTGTGGGAAGGCTTCCTCTGGTCGCCGCGCCTGTACCAGCCGTTGCTGACAGCCTTCAAGTTGCAGTTCCTGGAGAGCGCAAACCACTACGTTGATCTTGGAGAGCACCGCCAGCAATTCGCTACCGTCCTGACTTACGCTGCATTGGGCCCGACCGAGGGATACACCGTGGAGGAGTTCCGAACGGCAATTAGCGCGCTTCCACAAGAAGGTCTGGAGGAATCCGCGCAGGCGTTCTCCCAGGCCCTTGAAGGTACGGCCGATCAGAGTGAGGACTATTGGAAAAACCGTGTCCAGCCATTCTGGCAACAGATCTGGCCAAAATCCCGCGATTTGGCCACTCCGCGCATCTCCGAGTCCTTGGCTCGTATGGTGATTGCCGCACGAGGTGAATTCCCGGCGGCTTTGACTGCGGTGCAGGACTGGCTGCAACCGATCGAACACCCGTACTACGTCGTTCACCTTTTGCTCGAATCGGGTATGTGCAGCCGGTATCCAGCTGACGCACTGGGCCTGCTGAATGCCATAATTGCAGACCAACAGTGGGGGCTCAGGGAGTTGGGGCCGTGTTTGGAACAAATCGTGCAAGCTGATACAACGCTTGAGCAAGATGCTCGCTACCAGCGACTAAGTGAATATTGTCGAAGGCATGGATTGTGAAAGTAACGGGTCTCGAGCCATATAAGCAGCGAGGTCTAATCAGGCAAATACACACGGACAGACAAAAACTGTGTCGCTCGCGCCTCGCTATGCAACTTTTGTCTGTCGGTGATTTGCGGCGTTAAAAGTCCGCTCCTGGCACAAAACGGAAGTTACTCCTTAACTTCCCCTGTATGCGGGACTCTATTGGCGCGTATTGAACCTTAAAGACTGAAACGACCGCTTTGCACACCGTGCGGCAAGCGGGCTTATGCTCTCATTTTTCATAGTTCTTATCGGCATTTTGTGTGCCTAAAGCATTGATCAAAACGGCCCATAGGTATACTGTATATTCATACAGTTAATGCAGCGGAGGCTATTATGAGAGTTGAGTTAAGCATTGATAGAACTAAAGAACTTCCTAAGGGCGCTGTCCCGGCTCTGGAAAAAGAATTGTTAACACGACTGCAGGATCAGGTAGGCGATTGCACCCTGGTTATACGA